TAAACCGATGTTTCATTTATAATTACAGGTGAATTTATAAACATCAAAGTACCTGAATCGTCATAAACAATATTCAGGTGCATTATATCACCTTTTTTAAATCTTTTATCAGCAATTAAATTCAAATTACTAATCTCGGGCTTCAAAATTCCTGTAACATTAACAACTTGTCCATTCGCTTCCAAACACAAATTACAATCATCATATTTAAAACTAACGTCCGTATAATGAGTTGCCGCAGTTGAAGTTGAAGCTGTTATATAGGTGGCACAAACACGATTATTTGGTTCTTCAATCGGATTAATGATGTAAGGGGCGTCTAAACTTAATACATCATTTGAGCCAACTACATATGTTAATGGGTTTCCTGAGAGGTCAAGTTGAAAACAGTCCTCAAAATCATAATAATAAATAAAAGGGTCCATATTTAATAAGTTTTTTTTATAAATATCTATAAAACAAAAAAGGAGACATTAGTCTCCTTTTTAATTTAATAATTTAATTATTGACTTTTTAGTAAATTACTTTTTTAATTGTTTCTACATTTCCATCAGAATGGTAAACATGTATAACATAAAAACCTTTTTCCAAAATAACTTCATCTATCGACTTAAATCTTAGAGGTTTTTCGCTCAAATTATGTAAATTACGAACCTCAACATAATCAATATCTGAAACAACTCCATTATTTGTTGCGGTAGTTAATCTATTAACCGTACAGTCAACCTGATTATTATTTAAATTAGTATCACCTGTTCCGCCATTTACAGTAAGAATGGTTAATCTAATTGTATTTGTACCTCCAGATTGAATGGCACAATGAGTTGTAGTTTGACACAACGTAGAGGATGTCCAAGAGGCGCTTGCAGTACCACCCGGTAAATATATAAATGCTCCAGGTTGTAAGTTACCATTCCAAGTATAAGTTTGTTGACATGGGCTCATGTAAGGATTTGTTAATCCTGAACAATTAGTCCACCCTCTTCTCCATGTAAATGTTGTAATTGGAGTGTTTCCGGTATTAACCACTTTCCACTGAAATAGCACACTTACCTGTGTTGCAGGTACTGTTATATTAGATGTTGATGGTACTGTTAATATTAAAGACACATCTGTACCACTTGAAACAGGTTGATTAATTGTGTAAGTCGCTTGACCTGTATTATCTGATGATATTGTTTCAGACACTGAACCCATATAATTAACTCTTACAAAGACATATCTAAGTCCTGTGCTATTAGCGACATTAAATGTGATTGACTCAGCATTTGTTGAAACACCATTACCCAAAGTACTTTCGTCAGTTCCAAGAATAACATCATCAGCATCACCAAACACACTATTTGTTGAACTTCTATATTCAGTCATCACATTTACTTGACTAAATGTTGGATTCTGAGTTGCAATTACACAATTAATTGTTAGTTGAGCTCCGGCAATCACAGGATTTGGTGTAACTGAAACAGAATTGACAACAAAATTATGAGTTAATGGAGGTGGAGGTGGAACAACTCCTCCAGGATTAGGAGTGGCAATAATAGCGTCTTTTAAATTAATTCTACCATAACCAAGTTCATTACTTCTGGTTGATAAAGGCCAAGTTGGATTACTTGTATAAGTATACCCTCCGACTTTTTCAGCCGTTGTTGCAAGTATTTGTAATACTTGGTCGTCAGTAAGTTCCCAGTTTTTATAAAATACAAAAGCTGCCGCCGCTGCGGTTATTGGGCAAGAAAATGACGTTCCACTGATTGATGTGTAATCACCTGTGTTGTAACCATCGGCACCTGGTCTATCAATAGTTCTGATTGACGCTCCTGGCGCAGATATATCACATATCTGACCAAAGTTAGAAAAACTTGCTCTCACATCTGTAGATGTTGTTGCCCCAATACCCCAAACACCACTATAATTAGCCGGATATTGAGCGGCAGTTCCTGAAAAACCATTACCTGATGATGCAACCACAACCATACCTTTTCCACCTCTTGCAGTTGTTCTTGCGGCTTGGAAGGCGGCGTCAAGTGCAGATGAATAAGATGAGCCACCATATGACATTGCAATTGCAACACAAGTTGGGTTGGCCATTGCGGCATTAACACCATTGATTTGAATAACATCTGATGTAAAAAAACTACCTCCATCAAATACTTGTGACATAATGTTTACCGGCATCACCTTTACTTTGTTGTTACCAACACTACTAACACCTATAGTGTTATTTGTCACCGCAGCAATTGTACCTGAACAAGTAGTTCCATGTTTATCAAAAGAATTAACATAAGGAATATTGGTCGTACTATTAACGGCGTTGAATGGATTTGTGGTATTCCCAACAAAATCGGGAATAGTTAAATCAAGTCCACCATCAAACATTGCAACACTAACAGTTGGATTATTTGACGGAACCAAGTCCCAAGCCTCATCGGCATCAATGTCTTTGTCCGTAGATTGTTTCAAATGCCAACAAGATGCAAATTCAGCATCATTTGGAATATAATCCAACTTCATTTCAACCTTTTGGTCTTTATAGACATCTTTAATAAATGGTAAGTCTTTAGATGACCTAACAAATGAGTCTTGGGTTAAATTTTCAGGTAGTAATACAACATACCATCCGAGTTGCTCAAAATTGGCAACTATTTTAGCGTCACTTCTTTCGATAAACGCTTGAGTTTGTGATTCCATTCCTTTTTGTGGAACCACCATGACTTGTCTTTCAATATTCTTGGATAAGTCATATTGACCGTATCCGAGAATAAAGGATAGACAAAGTGTAAGTAATAAAACGATTTTTTTCATTTTTTTATTGGTTTAATTGTTTATTATCATTTGACCTTGTAATTGTTGTAGTCAGACGATTTCGGCTCTTCATTTTTGAAGAAATATTTTTCTTTTTTATTTCCGTAAGTAATAATTTTTGTAAAAGAATCGGGTATAGTTGCTCCCGTAGGTAAGATTTTTGAATTTTTACTATAATTCATCCTGATTTCAACTGAGACTGTGTTAGTTTTTGAGAGTTCTCTCTCGTGAGCCTCAAGAAGTCTCCATGTGCCTCGATTTAGTTTCTCATGTTGTAGTGTACAATTAAGATATGAAAAACTTTGTTTTAAATTTTCTTTATCACAATTAAAGTCGGCGGCAGGAGCCAAATGACCTTTATCGTATATATTATTTTCATAGTCTTCCTCAGTTGAGGTGATAATTCCTTTTACAGGATAAAAATCAAGACCTTTACGAGATATTGTACCGTCCGTACATAATACCTTATATTCAACCCATTTTGGTTGTTGTAACTTTTCAGAATAAACTACATTAAAAATAGAAGTTGTTACATAAACCGAATCCCTAAGTTGTGCATTTGTTAGTAATGGTAGAAAAAACAATAAAAATAAAAACCTCATATGTAAAAAACATTTACATATAAATATCGTTGTTTAAGTTTGATGCCTGTCCTATCAAACTAATTTATGTCGAATCATAATGAGGTTTCGTCTACATATTAAAATAAGATTAGAGTGAAACAATTCTAATCAATAAGGTGAGATGGAAGACGATTAAGATACAAGTCTCACCTTTATAAAATAAAAAAGGTCAGATTTCTCTGACCTTTTTAATATTACTAAGATATTGATTATCTCAATTCTCTTAAATCAAATGTGCGAACACCATCAATTGTAATACGTCCGTAAAATCTGTTGTTTACCATCTTTTTTGCGTAACGAGTCATGATACCTTTGATTGGTGTAAAGTTGAATGGATTGTACATAGTTGGAGTTAATTGAAGTGGTACATACGGTGCGTAAATGTAACCAGTATCAAGTAACGATGTACCTTTGTGACCAATCAATACTTGGTTTGGTGGGAAGTATGGGTCACGATAAACCTGGTAACGACCAGCTAAAGTACCCACTCTTTCAATACCCATGTTGTATTGGTCTTGCTCAGGAGACGCATTTGAAACGTGGAAATATTCCAAGTCATCAAAGATTGCAGAAACCTCAGATGATACAACAATCCAGTTAGCTCCACCACGAAGAGTTGACTTGTGGATTTGAGCTGACAATTGGTTAATTGCGGTAATCAATGTTTGGTTCCAATCTTTCTGAGTGTAAGATGTAGTTTGAGAAATTCTTCTCCAACCGTTGTAGTCCCAACGTAAGTTCCAAGCGGCACCCTTACGAAGGTCACGAAGAATTTCACGGTCAATTTCCGCAGCCACTTGCTCTGACAATAAAGCCGTCAATTCAGCTTCAGCGTCAATGTTGTGGAATGCCGCAACGTCTTGAGCAAGTTCTGGAGACCACTGAGCTCTTAACTTTCTTTCAGCAACTGAAACAGTTACAGACTCAAGGTCAAAAGAAACTTCACCGATTTGGTCTTCGAATTCTAAGTTCTTATAACGTCTGAACACAGCACTTAAGTCATTTAAACCTAAAGTAGTGATTGTTGAACCCGTGTAACCATCTAATGAAGTCGAATCACAGTTAGCACAAACAGGACAAGAAAGGTCAACTTCAAGATAAATGTTACCTGTTGGGCTACAAATATCGTTGAAAGAACCTCCATTACCATCTGTAGGCCAAGTAGTTGCAGTACGAACATTCAATCCGCTTACGATACCTTGACCGTATTGTTGAGTAACAACTCTGAACAACAATGAATTAGGGTCACCATTAGTATCAAATAAAGGTAAACATGGGCTCGCAGCGTTTACGAAATCATTAGTTGCGAAAATTCTCAAGTCAGACAAGAATGTTTCTGAATCGTATTCATTACCATCAGGTCCAATTAATTTACCATTACCAACATTAGCAAAACCGCTAATTTTAACGATAACTTTTCTAACGTTCAAAGTATCAAATTCACCAGCATAGTTAACTAATGAACCATTTGACCAAACTTGAACATCACCAACTACAGTAACTGCCGACCATTGTCCTTTTGAATAGTCAAACAAACCTGGAGGGTCTAATTGGCCTTCGTTACCTTCATAGAACAAATCATAAAGATTCTTCTGGAATTGGTTACCAGTAGTATAACCTGAAGTTGGTGAACCAGGGTAGTTACCCGGCGCGCCTACAGGACCTAAGTGAGAACCTGATGAACCATCATAATTGTTAGATGGAAGTTGTGGGTCAAAATATGGATTACCACCAGCATATGCCTGAATCTTTGGTACGAAGTAGAACAATTTACCGATAGGTAAGTTCATAGCTTGTACTGATACGATGTCGTTAGCAAGTAACTTAGAGAATACACGTCTAACGATTGGGAATACAACAGTTTCAAATGAACCTGAAGAACCGTCAGAAGTTGCTTCGTTAATCAAATGTGATGCTTGGTTTTCATATAACTGTGCAACATTTTCTTTTAGGTGGCCTTTAAGACCTTCAAGGAACCCTAATTTGTCCCATTTGTTGATAGTATCTTCTTTGATAACTTTAAGGTGCTTAAGACCGATGTTACCAACAAGACCTGATTCTAATAATGCTCCCATTTTTTTGGTTTTTTATTAATTTAAGTTTATTTTAATTTTGACATTAAGTCTTTCATTCTAAGGAATTGAGGATTTTCATAAGTTTTTGACTCAATTAAGTTAACCGCAGAACCTGTCGATGGAGTTGATTCAATTTTACGCTCGATTGACTCGTTCATTGGTTGACTTTGTACCGTAGAAAGTTCATCCTTAATGATTTTATACAAATTCTTAGATTCTTTGATTGTTTCAACACTATCAAATCTTCTCAAGATTTTAATTTTCTCTTGTTTAGATGTTGAATGTTCAGTAAACAAACGTGTTGCGTAAGCCAAATTTGAATTAAATACAGCTACTTCGTTTAATTTATTTCTGAACACGTTAAGTGCCTTTCTGTATTCCTCATTTTTCTCTCTAAGGATTTGTAACTCATTTGAATCCACACCTTCAAAAGTTAGGTTTCTATTAGGAGTAATGCCTTTTCTTAGACCCCGACCTGATTTAGAACCATTGCCATATGTACGTGCGGCTTCTTTTGTTTCCGCTTTCTTAACGCCTTTTGGTTTAATTTTGAATTCGCCCTCAAGAGTTTCCTTATCTTTGTATACATTAACTTTTTTAGCGTTACCTGTACCCATAGTTTTGTTAGCACTCTTTTTAACGACTTTAAACCCTTCGCCTTGATTTGGATTTTTATTATATGAGAATTTTGGTTTACCCATGTTCTTACCTTTTGCTTTGAACGTCTTTTTAGACTCTTCTAAAGATTCATTATATTCTTCCTCTTCTTCGTCTTCATCAGGAGTTTCAATTTCGTACACCATACCTTCAGTTTCCTCTTCCTCCTCTTCTTCATCGGAGTCATCAGACATTTCGATTTCGTACATAATTTCGTCACCTTCTGAATATTCATTGCTAAATTCCATGTCTTCTTCAGAATCCATTTCTTCTTCGTCTGATTCTTCATCATCAAACATTTTAGAAACGATGTCTTCAATTGATTCGTCAGTAGAATAGGTTTCCTCCATTTCCATAGATTCTTCCATTTCTTCTCCCTCATAGAATTCTTCTTCCATTTCTTCGTCAGATTCACCTACAATCATGTATTCATTTTCTTCATCTTTGATATTGATGTTACCAGCATCGTCTTTTGTTACGATGATGTTGTCATCAGGTCCCATAAGTTGAAATACACGAAGTACTTCCTCATCTGACTTGTCGGTAAGGTCGATAGGTTCTTCCATATCTTCCATTTCGTCATCAGTATCCATTTCCAAACCCATGTCCATTTCATCAGAGTCCATTTCGTCGTCTGTTTCCATTTCAGGTCCTTCCATGTCTACGTCAGTCATTTCAATCTCATCTTCTTCTTGTTCAGATAGAGATTCCTTTACTAGCTCTTTGATTTCTTCCTTCATAGTAGAAGCAAGTATTCCTTTTGCATTTTCAGCAACCGCTTCTTCCAAATTTCTCATTTGGATGATTGCCTCTTCAACAATTGATTTTTCTTTTGCCATTTTTGGTTTTAATTTTTTATATAAATATTATCGAGTTTTAAAAAATTTATTTATATTGACAAATCAAACCAAAATAAAATAAAAAAGGAGGTATAAAACCTCCTTTAATTTAATCATTGATATATAGATTATTCTATCACCTCATCTATTTTACTTTCAACAATTGCGGTTATTCTCCAATCTTCAGAATAATTTTCAAAAACTTTGGTAACTTTTGCTTCTACATCTGTTGGTGAATAACCTTTAACTAATTTTTCTTGTCTTAGTTTTTTAATTTTACCTGTCTCGGGGTCAGGCATGTCTGTTGTAATTTTTGCTACAAAATATTTTTCGTCCATTTTTATTATTTTTAGTACTTCAAATAATCGTTCAATTTCTTCATTAAGTCAAGCGATTTGTTTGAACTTTCATCAGATACTCTTTGGGCTTTCATTTTATTCTCTTCTTCCAAGTTTTCTTCAAAATTAAATCTATCATTTGGTTCCAAGAATAGATAAGCACCAGGTGTTGACGGTGACCATACTAAGTCAAAACAAATTAATTCAAAATCATCCTGTACTTCGTTTTGTTCTCCGATTTTTTTAAGTGAACCAACACCACGAGATGAGATACCAAGAGTTACACCTTGTCTTAAAAGATTTGCCGCTTGGTCTCCTTTTGTAGAAACAATACCTCTTTCGTGAAAACCTGGCGAAGTGAGTAATTTTAATTTACCCATCAAAACAGGACCTTCCCACCATATATCGGTAATTGCGTGAGAAACTCTATCTAAATCGACAAGTGATGACTCAGGGTGATTTAATTCAGACAAAGCAATACCTTTACCAATCATTTTTTTATAATTGTCGGCTTCTCTTTTTAATACTTTTTCAGGATATATTCTACCGTTTCTATTTGGAGTATTGTATTTTTGTAGTACCGCATAAAACTCAAATGGTTTTGAGTGGTCCAACATTCCTTTAGACTCACGGATTAAATTGGCGTTACGTTGTTCCGTAGGTGAAATATAACCCGCATCGTGTTCAACAAGTAATCCCTTACCTATTTGACCGGGTTGTACAATTTGATGATTCATCTTTAATTTTCTTTATAAATATTAAAGATTGTCGGTTTCTATTTTCTCTACCTTAGTTTTTTTGGTTTTTGTAAGTTGGAACTTGAAGTATTCGTTGTTTGTGAAGTTTTCCTGAAATAATTGTTTGCATATTTTTTTAAGTGACTCTTTGAGTCGTCTTGATTTAAAATCACCCTCGTCTCCCGTCAAATAAAAATTTATTTCCAAATTTAAAAATGACTTTTTACCTTTTTGTAATCCGCTTGAACGTAAATCTAAATCAACAATAAATTTATTATCAAATAATGTTTTGTCTAAAGATTCTAAGACCGAATGTTTTATAAACCGACTTAAGTTTAAAACTATTCTATTCCAATTTTCAGAATTTATCTTGGGTTCGACCCATGTTTGAATGTTTAAATACAATGACTTGAAATTAACTGAATCTACCGTGCCATAAACTACTTTGGCCGTTTTAAACCCCTGAATCTGTGAGGTCTTTCCTTTTTTCATCAACTTTCCATATTATACAAGTTTATTTTTAAAAAAAATAAGTATATTTGTACTGATAGTCAAAAAAAAACTTATTTTAAAGATATTTGTAATATATGTTAATCGTTAAATTAGATAAAAATATTAATATTGAGAAGGCACTTAAAATTCTCAAGAGCAAAGTTATTAAAACAAAACAAACCGCTGAGTTGGTTAATAGAAAAGAATATACCAAAAAATCTATTAGAAAAAGAGATATTCTTAAAAAAGCCAAATACGTTCAAAAAAGAAAAGACTCTGAGGATTAAAGACTTTCGTTCAAGTTCTTTAATCTGAAGTATGACAATTTATTATACGTTTCAGAATCAACTTTTGTTATTGTTTCTTCAACTCTGTCTAAAGTGTCATTATCTTGTGTGCCTTCCTTCAAGGAAGTTAATTTTGTTTTAACCTCATTTTTAATTGACTCAAACTGAGGTTCCAATTCAGAGTCTTCGGTCTTTAAAAATTTAATTAAATCTTGTCTGTCAGACTCATTTAAATTTTCAACGTAATTTGAGAAAGTTTTATTTGCAATATTAATCATAGTTGAAATCGGCAAATTAACTGTTTCTGTTTTTTTGGTTTCAGTAGACTTAATTAAGTTTTCAGAAATAACCTTTTTACTTTTTAAACGAGACTCAATTGTTAAAACGTCAGTTGAAAACAAATTATCAATGTTCTCGTACTTATTATCACATTTAACATCAGAAACCCATTTCTTTAGATTGTTGATTGTTGATTCATCAATTTTATTTACGGTGTTCTCATAAATTGTAACACATTCATAGATGTAATCATTAACCAAAGATTCGTTTAAACCTTTATTTGAACTCATTTCATCGTATAGATAAAACAACTTACTAATATTCTTATTACCCAAAACTAAAGACTTAAAATTCCTCATTTCAGATTTAAAAGTATTCTTAGAATAAGATTCAAGTAATTTTTCTTCAATCTTTGATTTAATATTTCCGAACTTAATCATTTTCTTTTTTTATTATAAATATCAATCTCTCAGAAGTTTTTCTAGTTGAGACTCCATTTGACCTAATGAATTTTTAGCTTTAGATAAATCGATATAAGAATCCTCTTCAAATAATGAGTCCGATTCTAATAAAATATTTAAATTATCTCTATTAAACGATTCAGGAGTTATTCCACCCTCTTCACCACCTGGTGGAGGTGGTGGAGGAGGTAATTCAGCTCCTCCAGGTTCAGGACCCAAACCTCCCATTTCACCTCCCATATCACCTCCTGGAGGTGGTGGAGGAGTTGCAGCGGATGAAGCGGTTGCTCCTGAACCAGGTCCTCCATATAATTTATCCACATTATCAAATATACCTGTGTGAGCAATAATTGTGGCGGTGTTTGTTAACTCAGCTCCAACGGCCTTTTCAATACGTTGTTGTTGTAAATCAAGTTTAATTTCTTCATCACTGAATCCAAGAATATGTTTTTTAGCCCAAGACACAGACACTGGAGCAATACCTTCAATAGCCCCAACCGCATCTTTGTATAATAACATCTTTTCTTTCCAAACATCGATTTTAAGTAAGTCAGCTTGGGTCGATGGGTTAGTTAATCCTAAAGTAAAATTAGTTAACTCATCCTCAAAACCTAATAAGAAAAGGTGAATAATAGCAATTTTGTTCAATTCGGCAATCATACACTTTTGGATTCTGTTTATTGTACGAGCAAAACGAATATCTTGTAAAGATAAATTTTTACCTTCACCTACCACTTCTTCAAATCCTAAGAACGCCTTTGGTACACGAAGTGCAGTTAAAAGTTTCTTTTGGATATATTCAATATCGGCTATTTCTGATAAGTTTTGAGCGCCTGGTAATGTTTCAATTGGTGACGCTTGAGCCGGGTCACGAACAGGAATAAAGTAATCTTGGTCAACCGCCATTTGGTTAAATCTCAAGTCAACATTACCTGTTTGGCTGTCAACAACCTGACTACGTTTAAATTTGTTGGCGACACGTTGTACATACGCCTCAACATCTTTATCGTCCATATTACCAACAAACACTTTAAACACACGTCTTTCAGGCGCTCTTGATGTTCTATATATTAACATTGCATCTTCAGACAATAATAATTGTTTCCAAATACGACGAGCCTTTTCCAACATGGATGTTCCGTAAGGTAATTTACGGTCATCCCCCATTAATCTAAAGTGAGCAATCTCCCATGAATTGAATTCCATGTCTTTTGCCTTCCACTTAAATCTTAAACCTCTATTTTCTTTTGGTTCCTCTACGTTTTGAGATTTTGCCGGCATACCCCGTTCCAAACGTTCAATCTCAATGTTTGGAAGTTGCATGCATCCGACAACACCCTTGTCCGAATCCAATTTTAAATAAACAAAATTATCACCATACTTACAAGTGTTTCTTGTCCACATTGGTAAGTTAGTATTTACGTCTAATGCGTTATTGAACAAATCCGCAAGTATTCCTTTTATTCTTTTTGACTCAGAATAAATCTGTAACATATAACCATATTGGTCAACAGTAGTTGATTCTTCCCCATAAATGTCCAAAGCGGCCGATATCTCAGGAGTATATTCCATAGATTCGTAATCGTAAAATGAAGCTAATCTTGTTGGTTCATAATATACCGCTTGAGTATAAAGATTACTTTCAATTTTTGTCCATTGGTTGGCAAGGTAGTATGTTTGTTGAGCTTGTAATAACTCTTTTTCATATTCCTGCTTGGACGTAGTTTTTAATAATTCTTCTTTATCAAACTTATAGGTTGGATAGTCTTGGTTTAATAGTGCGTTTGGTCCAAACGCTCTTGTGAGTCTTTGCCAAACCGTAAATTGTTTATTATTTTCCATTAAGATAATTTAATCACTTTATCAATAATATAAATATTACCTACCTCCGAATAACCAATTATATTTCATATAATCGTCTCTGGTGACATTCTGTTGACCATATTGATTGATTTTTTCATTAATATTAGGTAACACCGGATTAAATGCCAGTTGGTTAGTTACATTATCGTTATTACTTACAGACCATGAGTCAATCATGGCCTTTGTTTGTTCTGTAACTTTGGTTAATTGACTGAAAGATGACTCAGCAACATATGTTGCCATGGCGATTGACATAATTAAGTCATCGTGATGACCCTTTTGGTGGTCAGGTCTTCCGTTAATGTAAACAAATGTATTCATCTCATTAAACAAACGACTACTATAAATTTTAAAATCGTGTCTCATAACTTCCTCAAATGAAGCAATTATTTGAACACGTTTATTGTTGAAATTTATACCCGGTATTTTTTCAGCGGCCTTTGGGTCCCACTTCCATTTGTTTGCAACATCAACACCGTCAACGTATAGATTTTTAAATCCAATCTCTTGCATTTTTCTTGCTGTTGATACCCCCATTCCTCCGGTTATATCTATTACAACAAAACAAGAATACATATTTGCCCATTTATAACAAATCTCAGCCATTGTATCAGGAGGTAACTTACCAACGTACTCGGCAACTTGTTCTCTCTCATCAAAATCTATAATTTGAAATGAACTAAAGTCTTCACTATCTCCTCTACTAACGTCAACCCCCATAACATATTTGTGACCAACAACCGGCTCTTTCCAAATCCAAAGAGCATTACCCATCATCTTATTTTGAGGTTCTCTTATATAATTTTCTCTAACTCTTTGTAACAAATTAGAATCAAATACGTTATCACCCGAACCCAAAAAGTTACATTCTAATTCCTGAGATACTTTACGTTTGTCATATTTCAACTTTTTAACCATACCCTCAAACCAAGCTGAACAAGGTTTATAACCTGTATCCATAATAAGTTTAAGTTCTTCGTAGTTTCTATCGTCAAAAGAAATACTCTCCCAACTTATAATATCGTCCTTACTATACTCTTCTTTGTTTAGTAAGTAATGAATAATATCTTTAGTTTTAACCAAATATAAATCTCTAGTATATCTTGGGTCTCTAAACCAATACATCTCAGAAATTTTGAAATCATTCATATTTCTTAATGCTTGGTCATAAATCTCATAATAGATTGGGTCATATCCATTAGGGGTTGAAACCACAATTACTTTACCACCCGTAGATAGGGACGCCATACAAGCCGCCCAAAAATCAGAATCTGCGTCGATAAACGCCGCCTCGTCAAATATAAGTATCGTTGGGGTGAATCCACGGAGTGCATCCTTTGATGTTGCAACCGCCTTTACTTCACATCCGTTATTTAATTTATAGTGTTTTTGAGAGTCTTTCTCGACGGAAAACCCCGCCCCAACCCAATCTGGCCATTGTGTTATAAACGCTCTAATCTTGTTTGCCATTTCTTGAGACGTATCAAGTTTGTTGGCAATAATTAGAATTTTTTCAGGTTTGGTTTTCTTAGCAAACGCTACTTTTTTTGATACCCACGCCGCGGTAACCGTAGAAACCCCTGCCTGTCTATATTTTAATGCAATATTTTCGTTAAAGTTTTCATAATCATCAAGTAACGAAATTTGGTCAGGAAATAGTTCTAATGGAACATATTTCGAAACGGTATTGTCATAAGTTTGTAAATAGGTACGTAGTGCGTATGGAGTATCCTTCATACACTTTACGTACTCAAGCATTAATTGTTCTTTTGTCATAAGACTATATTTGTATATAAATATTAAACCCCCAACTAAGTGGGGGTTTTAATTATAGACCTAAACTTGAAAGGTCAACATCGTCGATATCATCGTCTTCCCATTTGGAAGACTCTTGTTCATATTCTTGTTTCTTTAAATCTGAAACAATCTCATCAACCATTCTTTGCATGGCCTTTGTTCCTGATGGGTCTCCGTTTAATACCGCTTTAGCGAATTTGAAGAAATCCTCGGCCGGTAATTTAGAAAATCTCATGAACAAATAATGTTGAATATGTTTCTTATCTTCATCAAATAACTCAATTGGGTATGCTTCAGTGAATTTTTCCCAAAATATTGGTCCTAATCTCATGTCCCATATTTCTGCAGGTAGAGTATCCTCAGACCCCATAACCATTTCGGCTTGACGTGGGTCATCTGGTAAACCGTGAGTACCAAATATTTCATAAATACCCTTAATCAATTCGTGTATAAGAAGTGGGAATGTTGCAGCTCTTGCTATTACAGTTGGTGGGTCGGTTTCGGGGTCAACACTTGTTTGTCCCATCTGACCACCACCACTTGCGGCCATACCTTCCATATCGGGCATTACCCAATAAAGGTGGTCCATAAGTGATTGGTTAACACCATATAGATTTACCAAATTTGGGTCAAGACGAGTTAACTCATCTCTAACTAACTCAAACATATAGTGTCCTTTTTTGGACGCCCCTTGTATAAGAGAGTTAATAAATCTTCTTTTTGACTTCTCTAAATTAAATTTTTCAAACTCATCGGCAAAATCCTCAAGTTCTTCTTTATGTTTAAAGGCCTGTTTAACTTCCTCTTTACTTGGTTTCTGAGGTGTGGACCTCATTCCTTCTGCAGAAGACATTGGTCCTGAAACTAACTTTGCATCAAATTGCATCGCCCCGTCAGGAATTCCCATTTCTTTTTTAACCAAATCAACCGCCAATCTTTCGAGATATTCTTTATTTTGAAATTCAATTCTCATTACTTGTTGTAGAGACTGCATGGCCATACCCATAAGTTGCATGAGTGGATTACCTCCCTGTAAAGGTGCGGTAGTACCCAAATATCGTCTTACAGTGTCAACAGAATCTTTGAATCTTTTTGACGAAACTAACTCAACAAAGTCTCGGTCACCCTTTGGTAATGCCGGATTTTCAGAATATGGAGTTTCTTTACTAGTTATTTTTCTCTCGATGTCACGACCCATCCTTTCAGGACCTTCATAATCAATCGGAGCCTCGTTCAATTTTGATTTAAGTTTTTTCAATGTTTGTGTTTCTTTTGTCGTTAGACCCTCAGAAACCAATTTTTTTTTCAAATTGTTCTTTTCTGTAATAACTTTTTTCATATTAGGATTGAAACTCATTTTATTTCAAATTAATACCAATGGACCCGAATGTTAACCATTGTGGAACATCCTCGGCCTTTGGAGCTGGTTTATGTTTTGGTTGATATGGAGTTTGTGGTTTCGGTCTTTCAGGTTTAACGTCAGGTTTGACAGGGGTTTCTACTTCTCTCTCACCGGCCTTTGGGGCTGGTTTATGCTTTGGTTGATATGGGGTTTGAGGTCTTGGTCTTTCAGGTTTAACATCAGGTTTAACCGGAACTTCGACCTCTTTTTCAGCCTCAATAATAATGTTCATTAAATCTCTCTTATTCATTTTTGGTGGTAAATGTTTTTCTACTAAAGTACTAATTTTCTTATCTAAACTACTTTCTGCAAATTTAACCGAAGGAGTTATTTTTCCAATTTTATCACTCATATTTTTTTGAAGAACGTTGGCCACCATATCTGTGTAATCTTCATTAGTTTCTTTTTTCTTTTTTTCCGGTAATTTACTAAAGTTTTTGGTAGAATCTGAAAATTCTTTTGCCATCTTACACCATTTTTTTTGTTCTTTAGTTTTTCCATCACCGCATTTATACCAAAAATATTTTTGTTGTGATTTTGATTCAAATTTTTCACTAACTTCTTGTGATTGTACCGCAAGAGCTAAATCAGTATCCTCTTCTTCATTCATTTCACTTTCAGTCTTAATCGCCATACCTCCTGAAGTTGGTGTTAAAGTAACCGGTTTTCCTCCTATTGTAGTTGTACCACCTTTTGGTCCAACAATTTGGACAGTGGTTGCGCTTGTGGTAACCTGTTCTTTATTTTCCTTTTTAGATTCATCTAACCTTTGGTATAAAGAATCAATTTGTCTTTCATTTAAAGACGAAAGCAAAGAATTACTAAATCCGTGATTTAATAGTTCAATTATTTTTTTATCGGCTTTCATATGATAATTTTTTTTCAAATTCTAATACGATGTCTCTTTCGTATAGTTTATTTTTAACAGTTTCTTCAGGTTCTCCAAATCTAAAAACTAATCGTTTGGTTCTTTCAAAATCAATCCCATCCGTTTCATTCTCCCAACACAAAGCTATCACACCATCAATTGCATCAACCATCGAAAAATAATCAGAGTTTTGAACTACGGACATTGTTATCATGTCGTTTTTCAAAACTCCAACCTTTTTTATATGTTCTAAGTCAGGTGGGAGGGGGTATCCGTTTGATGGTTTTGATTCCCATGAATCCCCCCACACACCTTCCAAATCGTCAGAAAAAATAAACTCGTATATGTTATCTCCCTTATAATTTGGTCCTAATTCATTTACAAATATCAAATAACTCATATAACATCACCCTTTGGAGTAATCTTAATTTTAGATTCGTTTACTTGGAAAACCAAATTTTTGTTTTTAGTTTTTCCTAACAATTTTGCATCAGGGTATTGTTGAATAAGTTTCTTTGACTTCAAATATTGTGTTTCACTTTCCGAAACGTATTGAACTCTTTTAACCAATTTTTTACGTTCAACTTCTTCTGAAACTACTCTTGGTTTTTTGTTTTGTATTTCTCTTTTTTCTGCCTCGTCAATTTGGAAATATTTATTTAAAATTTTGTCAATTTTAGATTCAGAGAAAATTCCCTCAATCATTTCTTCCATTTTGTAAGCGTGGTCGTCACTAATTCTTCTATCTTTAATTTTTCTATGTCTTGGTTGAGACGGATATTCATCCATATCGCTATCCATAGACATTGACATATCATCCATACCCTCAGCCATTTCACCTTCAGGTGCTGGTGGTGGTACAGGTTCTTCCGAGGTGTCAGGTTCCATACCCATGTCTTCACCACCCATATCAGGTTCCATACCCATGTCTTCACCACCTTCAAACTTAGACATAATTTCTTCTTTGTCTTCGGGAGCTAAACCGTCCGAATCTAAAGCCGAAAGAATCGAATTTATAACATATTTTGTATCGTCAGATGTCATTTTTGTTTCTTCATCTGAATTCAATGTTCTTAATTTTTGACCTAATTTTCCTGTCAATTTTTGAATTACTTTAAAAGTAACAACTTCATCATCAGGAGCCTCATCCGCCATGTCATCCATAGGGGGCATTTCCGCTTCAGGCTCAGCTGATGGTACAGGAATGTCCGCCTCGGGTGCGGGTGCAGGTGCCGGAGCAGGTGCGGGAGCTGGTGCTGGTGCCGCCTGTTCGTTGGCATTCAATTTCAAATAATATTTCTTTTCAGATTCTTCACTCTCAGTAAACAAAGAAATATTTTTGTCTTGACCTTCATTGATATTAACTTCTTTAGCAATTAAATTAAGTCTTTTAAAGGCCGCAGAATATGAAGAATAATATTTTCTATTTTTCATTGGTTCAAGATAATCAATTGACTCATTAAGTCCTTTTTTAATTACATAACCATTCTTTTCTTTAACTATTTGGTAATTAATACCATCAGCTAAAGTGATTTTATATTCATTTGATGAATCTTCATTTATTGGTTGTGGGATATGTTCGTTATAACGAGCAATCTCCATAATACGGTTAATTTTATCCATACCATCTAATTTTTCACTACCAATTGGTCTTAAGTTTCCCATTTTTTTTTCTTTTTAAAAAATTAATTTTTTTATATAAATATACGGCGAAATATAAATATTTCATTTTAAATTACGCCGCATTAATTCCAAGAACGTCATCTATCTTTCTTCCGCTCTTAGCAATTAAACTATTACCACTATCAACTCTACTTCTTATTGCCTTTTTGGACAAAACATCAGTATTAAGTTCCCCATTTTCAACCGATTTATTAATAACTTTAGCAAATTTTCTAAACCATCCTGGTCCATTCCAAACCGCATACGCAAAATGGAATGTCAATCTTGAATCACTATCAACTAATTTCTTTGCCGTTGGTGACAAGTATCTATTCTTGAATTCGTTATAAAAAGGTTGAATAATATCAACAACTAAATCTGTGAGTTCTCCTTCAAGTTGTCCTCCTCTGTAGTTATATTTCCAAACCTGTTGGCTTTTATTTTTGTCTATAATACCCCAAAACTTAATACCTGCAGGACTTGTATTATAGTCTCCTCCATGTCTTCTATCAATTCCAAACATGGTCTCACCTGACCTACCCATTCCTTTTGTATTGTGCCATTTTGGATTGTAATAACCTCCTTCCAAATTATTAATAACACTTCTTGTAATTTGTCTAAAATCAACTGAGCCTGATGGTGTTATAATTTTTGGTTCTTTTTTAACGATTAATTCAGTTTCTTTTGATTTTATTGGTTCTAAAGTTTTAACAGGTCTTCTTTTAAAAATAACTTCTGACATTTTTTTGAAGTCTTTAGAATCAACTTTACCATCGACAGTTAACCCATTTTCAGATTCGAAGGACTCAACTGCGGTTTGTGTTTCTTTTCCAAATTTACCATCAACACCAAATTTAGGTAAAGGATAACCCATAAGTGTCAAAGCTGTTTGTAAAATTTCAGTATTTGGATTAAAGATTTTTTGACCTTTAGGTTTTGGTTCATTGATTAATGTCAGATTTTTATTTGATAATTCGGTTAAACTATCGACAATATTTGAGTATTCATCACTTTCAGCCTGCTCCTTGAGTGATAATTGTTTATCAATGTGCTTGTCTTCAAAATTAAAAAGTTTTTCAATATACCCGTTTCTTCTAAGAACTTTAAATACCAAATTTTCATCTGAATATTCTCCATCTTTTTCAAGACCACAAGTACGATATTTTTTTAACTTATCTTTGTATTTTTTAATTATTTTCTTAGCACTTTCAATTGGTTCATCTGAAGCATTTTCTATAACACTATCAATAATGTCCAT